CACCCAGGAGGCTGAGCATGTCTAAGGCCGATACGCTCGTATATGGGTCAAGACTGCCGCTGCGGCTAGGGCAGCACCGTCGCGTAGTGACGCTGCTCCCGGAAGATCGTCCATGGAAGCGAGTTGCCGCTCGGCAACAGCTTCGAGCCTGGAAAGCACAGCTGGAATATCCGACGCGGGTAGAGAAAGCGCGACTTCCGCAAGCATTTCCTGGCACACCCCAACCTGGCCCTGTAGCCGGGTCACGGCTTCTTTGAGGGCATCGATCATGCCCCTCAACATTTCTTCGTTCGTCATGAATCCCCCCGTCGTAGATGAAGGTGAAGTCGGTTCGCTTGATTCTACGGCGTGCGGGGATGTGGGGGCGTGAGATGTCCATGAGCGAATTGTGCCCGGACACCAGCGCAAGAGCACGAAAGATCGAAAAGACGATCTTGCGCAAGCTTGCGTCCATGGGTCAGAGCACTGTTGCGAAATATGTGGGCGTGAGCGAAACCACGGTCAGCCGATGGAAGTCCGAGCCCGCGGGCCGTGAAAGCGATGACACGGAGATACAGCGCATGTCGAAGTTCCTGGCGTGTCTCGGGCTGAAGACGGTTCCCATCGAATACGAGTGCCATGACCCCAAGACATTGGAGGCCATGTTGACGCTGGCCCAGCAGCGGATGTCGCAACTGAAATCCGCCGACCAATTGCGCTGGGAAGGAGAGGACGAATAATGGAACGTCAGATCTACCAATTAGTCAGCCCCCAGGTTCGCCAGAATGCCATTCGGGCCATCATGCAGGCCCCCGATAATTTCCGCGTCGAGCTCCGTGAGCGCACACGCACCCTTGACCAGAACTCGGTCATGTGGAGCTGCCTGACCGACCTCTCGAAACAGGTTCGGTGGCCCGTCAATGGTCGTCTTGAGTGGATGACCCCGGAGGAATGGAAGGACGTCATCACGGCCAGCCTGCATCAGGAAAACAAGATCGCCCAGGGCATACGGGGCGGCTTCGTGATGCTCGGTCGATCCACCAGCAAGATGGGCGTCAAGGCCATGATAGAGGTCATCGATTTCTGTCATGCGTTCGGCGACGAAAGGGGCGTGCGCTGGAGCCCAACAAGCCTCGGGAGGGCCGCGGCATGATGTTCCCGAAATCTCGCCCATGGCGCTCCGAAAAACATCGCCGCAATGTCGCCGCCCTTCCCTGCGCCTGCTGCGGCCGCTGGGGCCTCTCACAGTGTGCCCACGTGAACTTCGGCAAGATGCTGGGTCGCAAAGCCTCTGACAGCCTCACGTTCCCCTTGTGCGCAGACGAACCCGGACGCATCGGGTGCCATCGGCTGCATGACAGTGGGGGCATGCCGAAAAAGCGCCGATGGCTGATGGAATGGAACTATGTTGATGCAACGCGGGCTGAGCTGATCCAGCGTGGCCAGTGGGGGCCAGAAGTCGAGGCGGCGTATCGGGAGGCCATCGGGCCGCTGGCAAATGCGGTGCATGGGGAGGTGGCGTGAAATCGATCATCAAGCGCTTGGTGATGAATCTGTACTGCGCGGGATGGCTCTCCGCGAGCGCGGTTAATCGCGTGTTCAATCGACTCGATTTGGGGCCGAAATAGGCATGATAGCCGTCAAGTCACCTCAATTGGAAGATGGGTACATCAGACTTGCCAATGAGCTTTTCGATGCCATCTTATTGGCCAAACTGAAATACTCGACACAAACGGTATTACTGGCCGTTCTTAGAAAGACCTACGGCTACGGAAAGAAAGAGGATGACATGTCTGCTTCACAAATAGGTGAGCTTTGCGGTATGAAACGCCAACATGTCACCACGGCCCTCAACGAACTGGCAGCCATGGGCATTATTCACAAACGCCCAGGCCAATATGGTGTCGTCGCGGGAGTCAACAAAGACTATTCATCATGGAAAGTAGGTAGTCCGAATCTAGGACAGGTGAACGAATCTCGGACTAGTCCGAATCTCGGACAGGTGTCCAAAAAACAGGGGTTTACTAGTCCGAATCTCGGACAGGTCGATAGTCCGAATCTCGGACACACAAAAAACAACCTTCCAAAAGACAATATACAAAAGAAAAAACCTTGCGCATCTGCTGACGCATTTGCGCGGTTCTGGACAGCTTACCCGAAAAAAAAATCCAAGGGTCAGGCCGAAAAAGCATTTTCAAAAATCAATCCGGACGAGCAGCTCTTGGGTGTCATGCTGGCAGCCATTGGGCGGGCCAAGACTTCGGATCAATGGCGGCGCAACAAGGGGCAATTCGTTCCATACCCGGCCACGTGGCTCAACGCCAAGGGGTGGGAGGATGAAGAAGGCTTCGACGAGGCTGACCGTCGCTCGTGGTGGCTCAATGCGGGATTCGATTCGCCCTACGAAGCGGAAAACGCAGGTTGCACGCGGTTCAACGCCGCGCAGTTTCAGCACGGACACCGGATGGAGGTGCATGCGTGAATATCGCTGAAATTTCCGCCTTTCTTGCGGGTCGCGCCCAGGACGTTGCGGAATACCTCTTGGAAAACGGCAAAAAGTCATCCGGCGAATGGCGTGTCGGCAGCGTAAACGGCGAGGCCGGCCAATCGCTTGCGGTACGCATCAGCGGCTCAAAAAAGGGAACCTGGAAGGATTTCAACACGGGTGATGGCGGCGACCTGGTCGACCTGTGGGCGGCTCGCCGGTGCTTGTCGATGGGTGAAGCGCTGCGAGAGATCAAGGCGTACTTCAACTTGCCCGATGACAAGCCTCTGGCCGAGAAACGTCAGAACTACAGACGCCCCGAAAAACCCAAAGGACATTTGGCGCGAGAGGGTGCATTGGATTGGCTCATGCAGCGCGGCCTGTCGGTTCAGACCATTGAGCAATTCAAGGTCGTGGAGCAAGTTCGCGACGGCAAGACATACGCCGTGTTTCCGTACCTGCGGGATGGTGAATACATCAACGGGAAGTACCGGAATATCAATGACAAGAAGGACATGCGGCAAGAGGGGGGCGCTGAGCCGTGCCTTTTCGGGTGGCATTTGATCGAGCCCAGGACACGCAAGGTAGCAATTTGCGAGGGTGAGATCGATGCGATGACCATGCATCAACTCGGATATGCGGCTCTATCGGTGAATGCCGGCGCCGGAAATCATCAGTGGATAGACTGCGATTGGGAAAGACTGGAGCGTTTCGGTGAAATCCTGTTGTGCTACGACAACGATGAGGCAGGTCAGAAGGGCGTTCGAGAGGTGGCCAATAGATTGGGTCTGACGCGCTGCCGGATCGTCACCTTCGGACAATACAAAGATGCCAACGAGGCATTCCAGAAAGAAGAGCCATCATGGTTCGCGCATTGGATTGCGTGCGCCAAGACATTCGATCCTGAAGAACTGCGTCAATTGTCCGACTTTTGGGGCGAAGTCAAAGCATCGTTCTGGCCGGCAGAGGGGAGGCAGACGCTTCACCCCACCCTGAAATTGGCAGGTGCCGATTGTGATTGGCTGGAGTTTCGCCCGGGTGAAGTCACCGTCTGGACAGGATACAACGGGCACGGCAAGTCCCTGCTGCTTAATCAGATTTTGATCGGATTGATGGTTCAGGAAGAGCGCGCATGCGTGTTTTCCGGGGAAATGCTCCCCGTACACCAGGGCAAACGCATGGCCAAACAGTTGACGGGAATTGACAGGCCCTCACCTGCGTACCTTGATGTCGCGCAGGCTTGGATTCAAGACAAGATTTGGCTGTTCAACCTGACCGAAGCCGCAAAACTTGCTCGCCTGCTGGAAGTCTTCAAATATGGCTACAAGCGCTACGGCATTCGCCACTTTGTCATTGACAGCCTAATGATGTTGGATGTTCCGGAAGACGGCTCGGGCGCAATGTCTGCACAAAAAGAGGCGATGCGTCAAATTGCCACGTTTGCCCGCTCTAATCACGTGCACATTCACTTGGTTGCCCATCCCCGCAAAGGCCAGGATGAGAAAAAAGGGCCGGGAAAGCTGGATGTTTCGGGTTCATCGAAGATCACGGACGCTGCGGATAACGTGATTTCCGTGTGGGCCGACCTCAAGGAAGATGGAGAGCGAATGGATGAGCCTGACGGCAAATTAGAACTCCACAAGCAGAGAAATGGAGAGATACAGAGCAAGAAATTGTGGCTGTATTTCAATCGATCCTGCCAACAATACAGCGTCAACAAGCACCGCCAACCTTATCAGTACGTCAAGTTTTCCTGCCAGGAAGAATACGCATGACCTGCGAACACCACTCCCACGATAACAAACACTGCGTGCAATGCATGCTGGCGAAAATCCGTTCTCTACGTGGCCCGGACGCCAAAACTTCCCGGAGAACCCAGGACATGCTTTTTGCCTACATGCCGCCGGAAATCGCGAAAGAGGTCAAGGAAATTCTCACGAAGGAACGCACAGCATGACCCTCCAAGACCTCGCCTTCCCGCCCACAAGCCAGGAACGCGCCGCGTCGCTACGGCATGCAGGCAACCCGAAACGTCGCATGCAGGCTCTCGGGCGCCTGAAAACCGGCCAGATGAACAAGGCCGAACAGGCCTACGCCCAGCACCTGGAAACCCGCAAGAGAGCAGGTGAAGTTCTCTGGTACCGCTTCGAGGGGTTGAAACTGCGCCTAGCCGATAACACCTTCTACAGCCCCGACTTCGCGGTGATGCTGGCTGACGGCTCACTCGAATGCCACGAAGTCAAGGGTTTCTGGCTCGATGACGCCAGAGTCAAGATAAAAATCGCCGCAGATCAATACCCCCTGCGTTTTATTGCCGTCAAAGCCAAAGCCAAGAAGGACGGTGGCGGCTGGGCTATCGAGGAGTTCTGATGACTGCACCCAAAAACACCAGTCAAAGCCACATCCTAATTGCCCGGGCCAGAGCCGAGGCCATCATCCAGTTGCGCCTCTACGACATCCATGTGAGCAGCATTGCCACCACGGATCAGGTGGTCGCAGCGATCGGGAAAACCGGATTGCGGCGCCGGGATGCAGAAACCACGCTGGCCTACCTCAAGCGCTTCGTCGGCACACCCACAGATCGCAGCTTCGTGCCGGCCAGGACATTGCCGGAGTTTCGGCCAATGGTCTGGAAGCCCCACCCCAGGCAAGCCGAGATCAAGGCCCTACCCCATCCGGTCAGCATGGGCGGCGTGGGCAATGAGGACAACCGCATCAGGCGGGAGTACTGATGGCTCTGGTAAATCAAATCGATCAGTTTCTAGAGTTTCTCCGAACGCCGACCTTGATAAGCGTCAAGGATGGAATCAGATGCGTCCGCTACCGCGGCTCCATTGGTTGCATGCAGGTTTTTGAGGGGCTGAGAATATGAAAAACCAAGGACGATGGGATGCTATTCGGTCCGGAATTGTTGGTCATAAATTCGGGAGGCTTACGGTTCTTAGATTTTCTAGGACTAACGGAAGACGCTCTTTTTTTGAGTGTTCATGCTCATGTGGAATTGAGATTGTGGCCGCTTTAGACAAAATTAAAGGTGGCGGAATATTGTCTTGCGGTTGCGCTAGGAAAAAGCACAAAGCGAACGGAACAAAGATTTATTACGTTTGGCGCGGGATTAAAAAGCGGTGTGAAAACCCAAGTGAGCCAGGATATAAGAATTATGGAGGCAGAGGCATTAAGGTGTGCAGCAGATGGGCTAGCTTCGAGAATTTCTATGAGGATATGGGGGACGCGCCTGATGGAATGTCTATTGATCGAATAGATGTCAACGGAGATTATGAGCCGGGAAATTGCCGATGGGCGACTAGAGTGACTCAGCAAAACAATACGAGGGCCAATCGCATGATTGAGTACGATGGGCGCCGCATGACCTTAGCTGAGTGGGCTCGTGAGTCAGGGCTGCCGTACCACGTGGTGAGAAAGCGACTAAATAAAGGGTGGGAAATTTCGTCTGCGCTAACAACACCAAAGTCGGAGGCTCATTCTCATGCCCGTATATGAATCATGGTGTTACGGCGATCCGGCGAGGGTCTACGAGAGGATCGAAGAAGCCGAACAGAGGCGCCGTGCCAAAAGCCGACAGGTGAAGGCGCAGACAGCCAGGATTGGAATTGAACAGCTATTCGCGGGGGAACCGATGACACAGGACGAGAGCGAGCAAATAGAACGGCTGCTGGCCGTCTGGTACGACTACGAGAACGCCTACCGGCCAGCACTGGGAGCACCGAGAGTGTCCGTGTCGTGCCGGGATCACGAGGCCGGAGAGGTCCACGATACGGGAGCGGATCGTGACGACAAACTCGACCGGCTCACTGCTGAAGCGGTAGGCTCGGCCATTGACGAGTTACCGTACATGCAGCGCGCGGTCATCGGCGTACATTGCCGAAACATCCGGGCCCCCGTTGCTGTCCATCGTAATCCTCGTATCGAGGACCAGCATGCCGCGTATCAGGGAGCCAAAGAAGCGCTTTTGCCGAAATTGCGCAGGAAGGGGCTTGTCAAATGACAAAAACTCTGGTTAACTGACTTCCGTGGTGGGCGAGTTGCGCCCATAAGAATCGTAGGCCCCGCCAAAAGCGGGGCTTTTCATTTTTATCGCGGGTAAGCGCATGGCGCGTCGCAGGCCTTCCAAGCCTCGCAGAGCACGGTTCGATTCCGTCTATCCGCTCCAGTTGTCTCCTCCCGGCAGTTCGCTGCCACCTCCCGGCCCGGTT